AGCAGCCATATCGTATGCTGGTTCTGTTTTTCCAATATTTGCCATTTAATTATCCTTTTGTATAAAATATTAGTAACTTCTTATTTTCATGCGAAGGCCAGAACCACTAAATTTAGCTTTTTCACTTTCTTGATTTATAGCATCAATTGCGCTTTGGTACAATGCTGCCCACACTTGTATTCGCTCGTCTTCCTTTAGGTAAACGCTGGAATGTATCAAAGATCCATATAAGTAAGCGTCTGGATGATGCTCTAATATCCAGTTGGATGTATTACTATCACTTAGAGCTGGGGTTTTACCATAATAATATAGCTCTGATGTGTACGTGCCATCTGGCACTGGGTAAACTTCAATTTCGCCAGCAGTAATCGCGTAGTATCTCGGATTTCCGCTTGTGTTAAGGTTTTTAAATTTGCGGTCTAACAGTTGGCCTTGCGATATTAGCTCAAGCGGGTTTGTGTCGCCGCCAGTAATGTAAAACCTGATTGTTTCAAGGTAATCTGTGGGTAATGTGGAGTATTGCCCAGTAATGCTTACTGTGCTGCGCTTCTCTTGCCTAAAATGGCGCAGTTGGCGGTTCATATCAGCTTCAGCTTTTGATATAAACGTAGACGAAATTGATGCTAGATCATCTCGGTTAAGAAACTCTGCAATATTTGTCTTTAATTCTGCATATGTTGTAATCGGCATTAGTCAGCTCTCAGTTTATTTCTGTATAACATATTTATTAATAAGATAGTAGCCCACGTTCTAACTCTTGTTGTTTTTTATATTCTTGCATAGCGGTCAATACACCCGGTGCTAATAATCCAGCAGCAGTTAAATTTTTTAAATGTTTAAATTCTGGATCAAACCTTGCAAATTGAGAACGCACTAAATTAGGGGATAATCTAACATCTACATTTGAAGGATTTGATAAATCTTTCATATACTGCCTTTGTAAATCTCGCTCTTGCTCCTTTGTGTAACCTATGTTCTTAAATTGACTAGAGTTGATTCCCGGGCCTGTGTCTTTTATGTTTTTAAACTGAACACCACTTCGCCCTTCTTTTCTAGCAGCATTTTCAATTTCTCTTGTTGAAATTTTTTGGCCTTCCGCCCAATCAAGCCAACTTTGAACTGAAGGGTCTTTTATGTCATTTATATTCATCTTGTGCCAATCTGCACCAGCACCTTCAACAATTGTGTCGCCAAATTTACTTCCAAGGCGCAAGGGATAAATCTGACCATCACTAATACCTCTTGCATAAGTGCTGGCTAAAGTTGGGTTATCTGTTGAAAAAACATTTCCTTCAAATCCTTGTATATCCGCGTTTGTTCCATGAAACCCTTTTCTTGGGTTCATTTCATCTGCACGCGCCATCCTTGATGATACATCCATTGGTATTGGCGTGTTCTTAAACATATACTGATCGTCAGCCGCATTCATCATTTTTTCAGTTACATCGCGAGCGTTACCTGATGCACGCATTTCTAAAACCTTTTTAGCCATTGCTTCAGCTTCATTTCGGGGGTTTGGTAATGATGAATTAACAGTATTCCCCTTGTCAGGAAAATAACCAAACTCATTTACATCATCGCCAGCAAAATAAAGGTCTTTTACTTTTACTTTTTGAGATATTACTTTGCCCACATCATCACCTCTTGGCCCATAACCTTCAGCGCCATGTAATTTTGCATATGTAGGACTTAAAGTTACAAAATCACCTTCATTTATAGAAGTTATATTATCTTCATTTGGAACTGCTCTATACATTGTAACTTCTGCATCAGGGTTTCCTTTTGCTTTAATAATTGCGGCATAACTTTCTTTGTTAGACATTCCATATTCATCACCAATAAACCTTGGCCCGGCTGCGTAATACTTTGACCCATTAGGGCTATAAAAATCACTTGGATACCCAGCGCTTTCTCCAGTAATAGATTTAGTTATATCATCAAGGCGTACTGGATTTTCGCTCTCAGGCCCGCTTGGCTGATGGCTGCCTCTATAAGAAGTATCAACAGTTTGAGATATCTCGTTTGGATCATACCCAAATTTTTGTATATTTGCTTCGCGTCGTAATTCTGCGGCTGTTGGTTTTACATAGCCTTCAGGGTTTGCATTTTGCTTTAATCTAATATTACCACCAGACATACCCAGCGCGTTTGGATCAACTTCAATCTGTTTAGCTGTATCAAGTAATCCCCTTGCGCCCTTCTTAATGCCAGCAGCCATAGCGTCGCCAAGGCCGGGAACTAATCCAACGAGAGCTGCGCCGCCTAGAGCTGCCACCATTGCATAATTAGGGTCTGGCTTTTGCAGTTCGTCGTAAACTTCTTTAGCTGCCATAGCGTCGCCAATGATAGGCGTGGCTTCAGCTACAAATCTTGCGGCGTCCATTGGGGTAAAGCTCATTGGTGTTACCTTTAAGCTGTCTACATAGTCAGCCCATTCAGCGTTTGTCCCACCTTGGTATGTATTCTGATCTAATAAGCCCATTAGCCAAGAAATCCTTCAGCCATACTTATTGTATTAAAAGCTCTAGCCAATGAAGCTAATCCGTCAGGCTGTGACATGTTATAAGAATAATTTTGTGGGTCTCTATTATACATATCTGTCAGGTATTTAACAAATCCTTGCTTGTTTGGCATTGCCATATCTTGCAATTGAAGCATGTCTTCATATGAAAGCAGATTGGTAAAAGGAGAAATATCTGAGCTAGGCGCTGGGCTTGGCCTTAGTGGCGGTGGGCTAGTCTCTAGCAATCCAAACTTACGCGCTGCTTTATCGGGTGCTTCAGTCATCTTTGATAGCAAACCCTGCTTAACTGGGTCATTGCCCGCAAAGTTAGCTTGGCCTAGCGTGCCGTAATACGTTTTATCGCCAATATTCTCTACAGGTTTGCCGCCAGTAGTCATAAGTTGACCGTTAACGTATTCCATCTCGTCACCGGGCGTCAAAACATTAGCCAAAAACTCGGTAATGCTATTCCTGTCACTTGCGCCTTTGTCTAGCGAGTTTAAAAAGCTCATAAATTGATTTTGTGGCATACCTACCGCCTATGTGTTATATTTTTTACAAGCTATCACAATTTTTCCATATTAGCTAGTACAACACGCATTCTATCTGATAGCTTCCACGTTCCTGCACGCCAACGAGCGGCAAATTGTGCATCTTCCAACGTTAAACCACGGCTCATGTAGCTTTTTATCCACCTATTCATCATTAAATTTTTCATCTTGGGTGATAAATTGTCGAATTTTTTTTTATTCATGCAATTCCCTTTAAATTGCGTTTAATTGACCTCTTCCAGCTTATATTTGCGCCAGATAGTGCTGTAGCTGCGTCGGAAGCCATAGTTAGGCATAATGCGTCGGCTAAATCGGGCGATTTTAGGCCACGCCTTCGCATTTCGTCCTTACTCTCGGCTTTCATCTTGCCTGCGCTGGTAAATGAGTACCTAATGCCAGTTAGCTCGGCTAAGAGCTGGTCATTCTTTGGCAACTTGCAGGATCTATCTTCAAGCCATCCCTTGGTCTTAAACCACAATTCGCTGCGTAAGTTTGTGTAAGTCTTGCCCATCGCGGGCGCTTCGCCAACGTTAATACCGCGCACTGGAGCGCCTAACTCACGCAGCCTATCAACTACACCGCCGCCAACGCCAATGCTATCCACAAGGATTTCGTTTGGGCGCAGGCTGGGCGATAGGCTTTCATATTCAGCCATTACTCTGCCCACAGTCTGCATTAAGTCTAATCCCTGCCACGCGGTAATATCTGTCACGACATTGCCATACCTTTTGCATAATGCAGTCTTATCCGTGCCAAACCTTGCAACATCCAAGCCCCATATTGGCCTAATATCGGGCGTAACCTCAATATCTCGATGTATGGCACTCTCGGCGACGTGAAACGGTATAATCGTATCATCGTCAGCCATAGGGAACTCGCCAAGCACACGTATGCGGAACGCATTGCTATCCTCGCCGTAGCGCTCACGCATTTCATCGACAAACTCTGATGATACGAGTGGGCTATCAACGCACGACCATCTGCGCGTCCACCAGCTCTTAGACATACGTGTCTGGCTCTCAAAGAATGTGCCAGAAGATCGTGTGGGGTTAGATAGAAGTAACGTGGTTGCGCTGTGGCCTGACATTGACCCAGCCGCAGCTTCAAAGACTTTCTCAGGCACACCAGATGCCTCATCTACCACCAATAAAACATTCTCAGAGTGAACACCTGCTAACGCTTCTGGCGTTTCTGCGCGTGACGTTCTAGCCGATATGAAAGCCTCTGACGCTGCCGACGTTAGCTCGACGCGGTCTGATTTGGTGGTTAGCAATTGCTGTAGATGGGGTGGCAACTCGTTAATCCACCGTTTTAGCTCGGCAAACAATGCGTCAAACAATTGGCTCGACGTGGGGGCTGTTACGACAACCTTGTTAGGGAAGCGTAAAAGCAAAAACCAGAGCATAGCCCAAGAAGCTGACGTTGACTTACCCGTACCATGCCCAGACCTCACGGACATTTTACGCTCGCCAGATGCAATGGCGTTGAGGAACTCTTCCTGATAATCGTATGGTGTAGCGCCTAGCACCTCTTTAACGAATAACACTGGCTCATCCCGGTAGCGCATAACAAACTCTGTTAACGGGTTGTCACTCATCGGATACATCCTCGTAATCTGCGTCAATCGTCTTGGCTTCACGCTCTTGGTCTTCTTTATGGATAGCTGCCAAATCGGAATTGACTTTGCGTAATGCGTCTAAATGCATGTCGCCCACGGAGATTGTCACGTTTGTCTGGGGTCTGTTGCCGTATCGCTCTTGATTGTACGAGCCTGCCATGAATTTGCGCCACTGCACCTTTTCACGGGTGGCGGCTATTTCGCTTGATGTGCTGCCGCCATCCAGATCATCTACCATTGTTAAACCTTGCTCTACGAGTGCATCTGCTGCCTCTTGCCGGGCTTTGGCTAAAGCGTTGGCATATTCTGGGATGGTCTTGAGGGATGTGCTGAGATACTGCCTCGAGCAATCATATTCTTTTGCAAGGGCTGTGAGTGTCGTTCCAGAGGCAATTTGCTCAAACAAGTATTCAGCACCGCCTTTGCTTAGTACATCGGCAAGTATTCTCCTGCGTAACGCTTTGCCTGCCATTGTTGTTCTCCTATCTACCGTGGTTATACTTTAAATTATTTTTTTTTGAGACGCAATATATGGGCGTTCGTGTGCGTGAGATTATACACAAACGCTACCCCCGTAGAATCCGTTGACGGGGGGGCTTCCTCGCTGCGCCAGATGTGCTAGTTTCGCCTAAATGGAACAACGCATAGCTCATATTGGCTGTATATTGGCCTATATTCGGCTAACCTATTGTAATCATTAGATATACTGTAGATTTACCTGTATATATCCGATAATGTATATTATGTTAACTTTCAGTTTATCCGAAACTATTGACTACAGTTTTGCTTTGCATTACGCGAGTGCGCCCGTGTGACAGTGCGCCAATGTGCTTTATCGCACGTTCTTGCGCCACGTTATGCCGCCAATAAGTCAATGCACTGTCTGCCCAGCTTCCTCAACGACTTGCTCATGCAGCTCTATGAGAGCCTCTGCGAGCGACTGTAGCACAGTCTGAGCTGGCACAGCAGTAAGCCTATCAGTCAAGTAATCGCACAGCTCGTTTAACTCCCGGTCATTCTCATCACTGTCAGAGCAATGTAAGTCTAATGTTAAGTTAATGATAAACTCTGACATATCCTTGCCTTGTAATGTGACCGCGTAGCTCGGAGGAGGAAATGTAAGCTACGCGGCCTAGTTCAGTGGGAAACATGTTGTAAATGCAAAAACAACACGCTTAGAGGGAGGAGAACCCACTGATCATACTATGCCTTATGAGAAGCCTTGTTTCAAGTCTATGTGACCTCATTTGACAACTCGTAAGCCAGCGCCAGATAACCGCAGCCATCGACCGAGCTATCCTGATGCACGCCGTTACGCATCCTCGCAATCTTCAGTAGCGCCATCATGTTAGCCACATCATACGCCGACACATGCCTACCGAGATACGCCGTCCACATAGTCGCAATGCAATTGAAGTTCTCGCCTGCACTTCCGTACTGCTTTGCCCTGTCTCCCGTTATGAGAATGTTTGCCTTCGCCAATATGTCCGACCTCACCATACTCTGTTGATCCAATGCCTGATCCCCATCGCCCTCGCTCGTCCCTCGCTTGCCACCAGTTGTTCCAATGCTTATCTCTTTCTTCATCTTTTGCTCCATAATTCCTAACCCCGAAAAACACCTACTATTATTTACCTACTATTATATTATACCTATAGGTATAATAATATAATAATAGGTTTGGTACGGTATATTATTTACGATTAATAGGTTGTCCTCTAAGTTATTGATATTGTTATTATTAATGCTAATTAATAGGTAATTAATAGGTTTAATATTACTTCATTTTACCAAAATCATCAGTGAACCAAATATTGCCCTCATTTTGCACAATATGACCCCCAGAGATTAACCCATTTATCGCCTGTTTGTAAGTGCTGGATGGATTAGATACGCCAGCAACTTTGCCTAAGAAATGTTTCTTCACAGCTTCCTCATCTATCATCCAGAACGTGCTTGGCTCTGGATATCCTAATCCTGCTGGATTAGCTCTGCCCACGCCTTCACCTCTTAATTGTTGGAAGCACGTCTTAAATAAGATCTGCTGTTTACCCTTGATGGCTTTCTTATTAGCCTTCTCAACGTCGTCACTGCTTGCCGGCACGATCACACATGTTGTAACAGCATCGCCGTCCATATCATGCCCTAGCTCAATTACATTCAGCTTAAAGTGAAACTTACGCCCACCCTCCAAGTCTCTCTGCTTGGTGGCTAATGCAGTACGCAAGCCCGTCGCCTCGTCGTATGATAGCTCTATCTCAGTTTCCACAGCCGCACGTAATGAGCTGTGACCACGCGCCTTTGCGTCTAAGTTCTTGCCAGAATGATGCACAAGCAATAGGTGGGCATCAGTTTCACCGCGTATCTTATCACATGCTGATATTACAGCCGTTGATGATGCAGGCGAGTTTTCATCGCCACCGGGCATTGATCTCGAAAGCGTATCAACGATAATCATAGCAATATCGCCATGCGCTCGTTTAACCTCATCACACAAATCAATGATAAGCTGCACGTCAGCATTTTCCTCAAGCAAATTCACTGGCAATGCACGCATGGCTAATTTAGCCTCATGCTCTGGATATTGCTGACGCAAGGCCACAATCCTATTATGCGTCGTCATACCGCCCTCGAGAGCTAGAAACAGCACCACGCCGCCCTTAACCTTATTCCCATGCCAATCTTGCCCGGAAGATACATGCCAAGCCACATCCTGCACAAAGAATGACTTACCAACATTGCTTGGCCCATACACCATTGAGAGCTGCCCAGCGCCAAACCATCCTTTGACAAGATAACTCCTGTCTAATTGTGGCATTGCATCGCCCGGAAAGAACACCTGATCAAGTAAGCTCTTCACTTCCAATGCCTTTGCAGTCGCTTCTTTACCTCGGTTAACCCACATATCACTGAAGTCCCATCCGCCAACATCAGGCACAATAGACTTCACACCATGATCAGCCTCGCATTTTTCAATGGCTTTCATGCCTGCCTCGTCGTTATCACCAGCCACCACTATGCGTAAATTAGGTCTAGCCTCAAGCAGCTCACCTATCACGGCAGTCATATTACCCGCAGACAATGCGAATACTGCTGGCCTACCTGTAGCTAGATGCACTGACATTGCGGTTGCCCAACCTTCGCAAACGTAAATCAAATCGTTTAATTTACCACCAATCACGCTAAAATTACCAACAACTGGCATTCCCGCAGAAAATTTCTTTGATCCTGCTGGATCAATATTCTGGACGCCCACACGTTTGCCCTGAGAGTTTATTACAGGAATAACTAATGTGTCACCCTTTATAGACGCATTGCCTAGCCCAATCTTTTTCTTAATCAGGTATGGGTGCGTCGCCTCTGGCTCTGGCTCAGGCCAACTTATTGTATACTCTCTCGTCATTGGCTTCTCATTCTCATCAGGCCATAGGCTCTGCCTTCGCAGCGCATCCTTTATGCCGGCAAAGTCTGAGCATTTTCTACAGCTAACCATCACTTCATTATCAGACGTTTCCTTGATCCAGAACCGATCTTCACCCTGACATACCGGGCAAGCACCATGATATTCGCCTATGGCAGTCTTTTTCAATGATAATGCACTAATAATTTTACTAGAATATTGATCCCAGTTTGCATTTGGAAATTTCGTGTTTTGCATTTTATCCCTTCCTCAATTTTTGTTTTGGTGGGTTATTCACCCAATGTATTGTGTTAGCTGGCATGAATCCCCACATGAACCAAGCGTTACCAAAGTGCGGCTGCCCTTTGCCTGTAAAATCAACTCTATTATTATATACCAGAGCTGACATGCCATACTTCATAAATAAATTACCCCTTCTTTTACCTTGAAAGGCTGCAACAGGTAAAAATAAAGCAAAAGGTTTACCAAGTTTATAACAATGCTCAATAAATTCATCTTTTTTGCTGTAAGGTGGATTTGTAATTATTCCATCGTAAACATGATCTGATGTTGTATTAAAAAAATCAACGCCATTGCTTCCAATAATATTATAATCGCTGGCATTAAATGCATCTAATATTAAACCAGACTTGCCGCTCGTTGCTTCATAATAAGTTTTTGTTTTATCTAAATAATTAAATAATGGCTCAATTTGGTTTGTAGGCGTGTAACATTCGTCACTTTCTTCATTTGTACCTAAACGCCTAACTAAATTTAATGATGACATATTTCCTTCCTCAATTTCTCGGACACGTTGGACATGTCCCGCTTTTGTCTTGTCCTGTCTCGGACACGTTGGACATGTCTCGCTTTTGTCTTGTCCTGTCTCGGACATAGTGGACATGTCCCGCTTTTGTCTTGTCCTGTCTCGGACATGTTGGACATGTCTCGCAAATGTCCTGTCGTGTCCGTTAGACAAAACCTCGATCAGTTCTGTCTAACGCTGTGATTAATTTAAAATGGTATTTCGTCTTCCAGATCATTTGACTGAGCTGGTTGTGCCGGTGGCAGACCGAATGGGTCATGCTCCACACCATTAATAGGTGAAGCGCCGCTAGAATAACCGCCTGCAACTTCAGTGAATGGGTCTTCACTCTCTTGCTTCTCAGCTAATTCCAACACCTGCACTGCACGTAATCTCAATGAAACTCCATTCAATGTGCCAGTGTTGTAAGCCACAACAGTAACCGCAACATTCACTGTTGAACCAGATGTAAGCTCGAATCCATCAGGCAGTTTCTTGCGTGACGCATCTACTTGGCGCGGTGGGTTTGTAACCTCACCTGAATATGCACCTTTGAGCTTGGCCTTGCCTATCCAATCGCCTTGCTTATCATCATCACGCTTGTATGGCAGATTTAACGGCTGCTCAGGCCACTTACGCTTGCTGTTGGCATCCATAGCCGCAGCGTTCTTGTAAGCCTGCATACAAACAGCGTTCAGCTCTTTGCATTGCTCACCTGTCAAATTAAATGACATCTCGTAAGCAGCGCCCTCCGCATCAGGCGCACATTTCTGGCTCTTGTATTCTTCCTGATCAAATCGGTAGGTAGCATTTAGCCGTGGGTATAGCGCCTTAACGCCAGATATTATGTGTTGCATTTTACAACTCCTTTTTAAATTTGTGCAGCACCCCTGCACTGGGATTCTTATAAACCGTGATCTTCATCGAGATATACTGGAAGACTAATCGTATCCAGCTCAGGCCATCCAGTGTCATAAGTGTTTGTATCTTGTGCCACTTTAATTTTACGCAATGTCTTAAACATCTCAGCCTCGGCATATTTGTTATACTTATCGGACAACTCGTAACAAGCTGTAGCGTAACTGTTTTTCTCAGTTGCAATAAATATAAAATTTGTAGTTTCAATTCCGCATAGCTTTAATACGTACCTGTAAAAGCAATTCTGTACGTCATAACGGAAATTTCTCACAGCCTTATCAAAGCCACGATAGGATGCATCCAAGCAAGACTTTAAGTCTATTACTATGCCTGCCTCTTTAAGCAATCCATCCGGGCGGCATTTCAGCTCAAGCCCTGTTTTTGGGCATTCAGCTATAAAGCTGTATTCAGCAAGCATGTCCTTGTTAGTCAGTAAGTTCCGTGCCATTTTATTTTGCAGGCAACCGTCAACCATTCTCTGACATTGTTCATACTCGCCTTCTGGTAGCAATATCTCATCATCGCCAAGAAATGTTTCCTGATCTTTCCAAGCCTTGCTGCCACGACGCGGCAATCCAGAATTTGTTACCAAGTTTTTCTCTGGCTCTAACACCATAGCATGGAATGCAGAGCCTAATATCATAGCTGGAGTGGAGCTAAACTTAGCATTCTTCCAGTGATATAACGATGACGTTGCGACTGTCTTTACAGCGCTTGATGATATTGCAGGCAGTTCATGGTATGCTTTGTTTGACAGCTCTTCGCTGGGTATTATTTCCTTAAATAATAAGTGTTTACCTTTTTTATTCAGGTGTGTTTGTGATTTGTTTTGCATTTTATTCTCCTAATATAATTATTTATTTAAAACTTCCGCACCGTAAAGTGCAATTAAACTAGCCTCCGCCCGCCCATCATCTTTTTTACGTGCAAACCTCTCATAATGATTTGGAAAGCGCTGAATGGCAAGCTGGCGGCTCGTATCTTTATCTGATGATAAATTAAAGTGTTTCTTCCACTTGTTAGGCGTAACAAGATGCATAGGCGTCTTATTAGCTGCCACACACGCAATTAACGCGCCGTATCCCATACCAAACCTAAATGTAGCAACTGATGATTGGCCGGGACGCGATGCGACTTGCTCAATCACAGCCATTCTATCTTTTGCTTCTGGTTCTAACAAATGTAACAACGAATGAATATCAATCTCAATTTTTCCACGATTGTTTAATATGGTAGGCATGTCCACCACATCTAAATCTTTAGTGCGCGTGCAGTAATGTGCAATTGCACCTGAAAAACCGGGGTCAACACCAACGATAATCATTCGTCGCTATCCATTGCAATTAATTCAGCTTCAATTTCCGCATCTGGCTTTGCAACTTCCACGCCTAGCTTTGTTGCTTCCATATATGAAGCCCTACGAACAAAAGAACTGAATGGCAGCGCTGATTTATGTGCTGCCTCTGCTACAGCATCATACTGCTGCTCACTAAAATTTATTAATACTCTCTTATCAACCATTTTAAGTCTCCTTGGGTCTGATAAATCTAGCAATAGAGCAATACAAACAGATGCACAAGTACATTGTGATATATAAATGATATATAAAGTGTTTGACCGCTACACAAAAATGCTTATAATGGCTGTATAAATGCAAAATATGAGGAAATATAAAATGACAAAATATGTAGTAATAGCAAATTTAACCATTGCTGATCAAACAAAATTGGGCTTTGAGTTTAAGACTAAGGTTGTGTCTAATTATTGGAATCCATCAACTAAAGATAATCCTAATAAACCTTTAATTGCTCTTTATGGTTATAGTAATGAGCCAAAATTGTTTAACGACATTACTTCAGCGGATGTATTTGCAAAAAGGTTACGTAGATACAGATATGATGGTCAACAAATTACAGTGGCTTCTTTTGAAGCTGTTGAGTATTCTGAGGTGGCGGCATGAGCTGGCACGAAAACGATTATCACGATAAATGGGATAACCCAAGATATGTAGCCGCAGTTGAGGCAAGCATAAAAGCCAATGCTAGAAAAAGCAGGGCTAAAAAGTTTTACGCTAATGATAAACGCGCGCAGGAAATTACAGAATTTCTAGCTGGGTCTAGCTATGATAATGCTGATAGTTTTCTTGGTAAAATGGAAAAAGCATTAGATGAATATGGGTCTTTAACTGAAGGCCAGCGTAATGCGGTTGTAAAAATTATCGACAAACGTGCGGCACTGATCGCCGAGCGCCAAGCGGCTGACGCTGACTGCAAGTGGGTGGGCGTTGTTGGTGAGCGACAGGCGTTCAGCCTAACAGTACAGCACGTTGTGGCTCTGGAAGGATATTACGGCACAACATACATTAATATATGCCGCGATGAGAATAATGACATCGTTGTCTATAAAGGATCTAATGGCTGGTCAAAAAAAGGCACTGCTGTAACTTGCATGGCAAAAATTAAAGAGCATGAAGAGCGCGATGGTATTAAGCAAACTATCATTCAGCGCCCAACAAAAATAAAAATAAGTGGAGAGCATTAATTATGAACACTACAATGATAATCGACGGATTGGCTATGGCTTTATTTGCTGTAGCCGCCGTACATCTGCCAGAGATTATAGTTTTTCTGGATCAATATATTAATGTTTGGGGAAGATAATGGCTACACTAAAAAAATTAAAAAAAGATTATGAGTTTTGGAGCGGCGCTTATGCTAGTGTTGCTTGTAATGCTGAATCAAAAGACAACGAGAGGCTCAGAGAACAAGCTGAATTTTCACGCGCGCTTGCTGTAGATGCATTTAATGCTTACTTGGATGAACTTAAAGAACAAGAAAAAAACAGAAAAACTAGAGAAGCACTAGATCAAGTTATGGAAACAATTGCTCCAACAGAAACACCCTTTTTTGCAAAACCAAAACCAATGATAAGTAATGACCAAAAAATGACAATATCTTTAATTGAAAATATGGATGAATTGAAGTTAAAGATATTCTTATTTCATAATCTTGAAAGTGTTGACCCACATTTATATAAATTATTGTTTACAGAAGTAGATAAAAATAAATTTCCAGTTAGAGTTAAAAATTGTTTTTATCATACATTTAAATACGAAGTCTTCCATTATGATTTAATATTAAGAAACGATAAGTTTTTTAAATACATACCAAATTTTGGCAAAAAATCATTAAAACTTGTGAAAGAATATTTAGATGAATACGGCTTGAAATTAAATACAGATTTAAAAGATATTAAATATGAAGCATTAAAATCTTTAAACCTTATTAATTTAAAGCATGATTATTTGTTTGTTGAAAGAAGAGGTTTAGTTCAATGACATTTTACACAACACTCATTCTAACCTACGTCATTGGCGGCGTAGAGTTAAGCAATGACACAATGTATCGCAGCGCAATGGAGTGCGGCGATGCATTGCCGGCAGCGTATCAGCCATACGCGCATTTAGATAGCATGGCGCAGTGCATCGAGACAAACTATGTCAGCTCTGCAAAAATCACAACAAAGCCAGTGCTTAGGCCAAAAGGATTATCGTTATGAAAGCATTAACTAAAGAAAAATTGGAATCCATCATGGACGATGTTTTCGCTAGGCATGTTAAATCAATACAAAAGCCAAAGCGCACAGTAATGCCACGTCTCGATAATAATGGTAAATTTATATATAATGAGGAACAAAATGATTGAGGAGAATGCAAATGACACCAGTACAATGTCACAAAGCAATAATGCGATTAATAAAATTAAATCTGATGGTTCAAGAAGATCTGATGGGCAAGGAAAAGCGAAACAAGGGCTTTTACCTGTTTATGATGAAAGAGCAACAAGCCCTGTTAGAGAATGTAGAACACCAGCTTTCGCTTATGCGACGAAAGAACAAGTCGCCCAAGCAATGAGGGATGAGCCTACACATAAATACGAAATAATGTATGCTCATTTACTTTACACGTTTGAGAAAGAGCAAATCAGGCGTGGCTTGAGAAATAAAATTAATAAAACTTTCGAGAGGCCACGACAGATCACAGTTAATAAAGCATCACATAAGAACTTTGTGACTGACAACGATCTGAGAAAGATTAAGCCCATACCTCAAAAGAAGTACGATGCTATACTAAAGCATATGAAAAGCAGCAAACGCTACACAACCACTATGATAGCTCTCAGCAGTGGCATTGCCGTATCTGATATAGCGTGGACGCTTAACGTCATGTATCGTCAAAAATTAGTTGATCGTGTTTACGAGAAAACTACACCCATCATAGGTAATGCCGGGGCAAAGTCTCTGCGTTACGTTTACTTCAAGTAAAGATAAATATATCGTGTGGGTAGCTTCATGCCCGTCGCCACCCACACGTCTAAATATGTTTTACACATAATTTATTCAAGCAGTTTATTTAATCTATAAAGCTATTTATAACTTGATTTAATAATTTCTCTTCATCTACAAATGCTTCTGGATATAAACGAGTTGATGTTTTTTTAATTACTGG